CTACCGTTAATGAATACTGTCTTTGTAGTTGCAAAAAGTCTTCGAGCATGACCTGTTGATGCTTCTCTACCTGCAGCGGTTCCTAAAGTACAATGCCAAGCAGGAGTATTCCTCACCGTAAAGCATTTCTTACCAACAGACATCGTTTTGTGCTGTGTAAAGGTGGGATGCGGAACTAGATCATCCTGATCAATGATTGGGATTAGATTATTGATCATAACATTACGAACAATGGTAGTAGCAGGTTGTTGTGGCCAAGGTGTCCATGTTGCAAAATTATCCGCAATCGGCATTGCTCTAGTGTTGATCTGCGGTGCTAAGGAAGCATGAGGGCAAGGATTTGCAAAACCTCCACCTGGACCTGGTTGCCAGAGAACGCCATTTGCCTTACCATGTCCACTACATGTTCCCATGAATAGTGCTGCTGCTCCAGTCGCTCCAGTCATTAATCCTCCTTTACGTCAAAGTAGTTAGAAACACATACACCCCAAAGAACAAATGCTCCAAAAAAGATTAAGTATTCCATTTATGTTACCAAATAAGGGTTACCGTATACTCTAGTTGCTTTTGCCATGGTTTGTGCAGCATTAGTAAAGTCATTACGCATTATCATGTCCCCACTTGCGCTCCAATTTTGACATCCTGGACCCTGAGGTACTTGTCCAAAGGGGAATGTGAATGTAGATGATGTAACTGCGCCAGTATTAGGATCTGTAACACTTGGTCTACTTGAAGCAGATGCGCTACAAGAGAAATGTGCTTTTCCTACATTCTGTTGAGTAACTCCGAGTGTAACACGGATGTTTAACTGTTCCCTATTATCGGGTCTATACTGTCGTAATATGTATTTAGTTAGGTTTGACGCATATGGTAGTTCAGAGAAGGGTCCTTGTACTGTTTGAATAAAAGTCTCATCATATACCACAATTTCTGGAATTACATCTTGAGTAAAGTCCTCAGTTAGGTTTTCAATCGCTGTTCCTAGAGTTTCCATGTTATCTTTTGCTGCTTTCTTGAAATTTTGTGCTAATGCACTAGGTCCTAGGTCAACTCCATCAATTTCCTTATAACTTTGCTTTGGAAGCATGACTTCTTTGATAGATTTCATGTCTCCTCTTGAAAATTGCTTCTGAACCATGATTTCTCTACGCTTACTCTTAGGATCTAACTTAATTTCAATGTTTGGTTCGACAATTTCCGTAACTTGCTCTGCTAATTTATTCAAATCTTCCTTTCTTTGCGTATTATCTGCTAAAATCTCTTGAATTTTGGTCGAAGAGAGTCCATCAAACGCTTCTGCTGCGTCTGGGAACGTTTTATAGAAATTTTCGAGGTTATCAAACCCAAGATCGCGCAAAGATTCGTCTACAAACTTTTCAGTTCGCTTTTTATGGATGTTTACTACGGAAATTTGAGGTAAATTGTTGCCACTATACCCGCTACCACCGTTTTTAATAGTAATTCCAGTCAAAACACCGTTTGTAAACTCCCCTTCAACCTCTGCAGGTGTTCCAGAATCAACATATGGTGCGGTAATACTTAATTGAGGTGTTCTTCCAAGCGTATCCCAACCAGAACCGCCTCCATTTGTGTTAATAATTGCTCCAACTACCGTTCCATTAGCAACAACTGTCGAAACATCGGGTTGAATTAGAGTATTATAGACATCAGGAGCATTTTTATCAACAAAACCAGTGGCATATTGTACAGATTTCTCTGTAAACTCGTAAAGTCCACCAAAAAACCCAACATCTTTGATGCCATAACCTGCAATCGCCTTCACATCATGGTTACGATTGCTTGTATAATCAGTATTTTTGGTAAAATCACTACCATTTCCATCAAGATAAGCAAAATGATAAGGGAAATACCCTAGAGAAGGATCAAAATCACCTGCTACAGACGGTCCATGAAGGACACGAGTGATTGTATGACCATTTAATGTGTCACCAGAGCGTAAAAGATCACTAATAGTTCCTGATTGTGATGGAATAGGTCCAACAGTAGTAATTTTAATCGTCAGTGTAAAGGTTGTAGTACTATTATCGGGATGAATATGGTCATGAGTGATATTAAAGGTATCATTTACAGCATATCCTGTGCCAGGTTGAACAATATCAAGCACTGTCCAACGTGTACCACTGAATACAGTAGGATCAACTGACTCATCTTTGATAGGTTCGATACGAATATTGACTTGAAGACCTGTTTTTCCTGCTGTTTCAAGAGTATATACAGTAAATGTGGTTGCGCCCTCATCGCCCGCTTGCCAAGTATTCTGGGGAGAGTCGAATTGAATACCCTCAAGTTCACCTTCGTTCCATGCATCAGAGTAATTTACCCCATCATAGGACACTGAGAGGTCCGTCACACCGTTTGGAATGGTAGTAGATAGGGAATTGTATTCAAATACGACTTTCTTACTACCTGTACCAATACCAAAGAGTGTGGGATGGGGGCAGTCGGGGTCGCCCGTATAATCGATATCCTGATCAATGGTATATGAACACTGTGTGGAAGCGGGGGTACAGGTAAATCCTGCACAAGGGTGACAGATGGTATTATTAATGCTGCTCGACGCCCCAGGAGTTGTTGTTACCTCACCTGTCTCTGGATCTGTAGTAGTAGTGCTAGGCAGTGTAGTCGTGGATTCCTCGTCCTCAATGATATAAGCAGCAATACCGACCTGACCTGAGTTACTTGTTATATCATACACATAAGCAAACCATGTATCACTCCCTTGAAACCCAAAGGAGAGTTCATTCGGGAAATAATCATAGATTGCAACAGCACCATCACTACACTCAGAACAATCTGAAGAGGATTTAACTGCTTTACCACAGTTAGCAGCAGAAGCAGGTTGATAGAAACTTCCAGGACTTGTCCCGAAACTGGAATCACCTTCCTCTAGACAGACAATCTGGGAAGGATACATCACTGCTTGTCCCTCAGCACCAGAGACATTCACAGCATAGTTGTTTAAACTCAGACTGTTGCGTATAAAAGACTTCGGATACTCTTTATAAGACAATCCGATTGTTTGATCTGAAGGAGCAGGTACAAATCTAGGACATCCGTTTGGATCATCGCATGGATCTGTGATTCGATCTGCTCTCCCATCGACTATTTTACATCCCATTGACTTCTTTCTCCAACTTATCTAAACGTTGGTAGATATGATCGTAGTTTTCCTTTATATTTAAGTACTTTTCGTGTCCGTTTGGTTTATATAATATCTTTTCATGAAATGGCATTGTAGTTACATACTCTTCAATCTGTTTAATTCTATCTCCAAGGGAAAGTAAACACTCGTTGATAGTGTTCAAAGCAGTTACTACATCTTGTTCATTGTTCATTGCGTTTCTTCAAAGTAAAGGAGTCTTCCTCTATAGTGTAATCAAGTTCAGAGTTAACGGTCCAACCAAGTTCTTCACAAACCTCGTAAGGAATCGTAAGGATGAGATCACCAAAGTCGTCTTCTTCGAGTGTAGTGTAGAATCTGTGTGACATATTTCATAGGGGGTTCGTATTCTTAGAGGGGTGCATAGTCTTCCACCCCATCCATAGTGTATATAGTGCTTCGGGATTTTTGGTTGTATACGCACCTAGGTACATATCTGCAACCTGATACATGTCAGTGTGTAAGCAATTCTCATAGTGTATTAAAGACTCTAGGCACCATGTACGAAGATCTTGAGGATAATCTCTGGAGGGCATTTTTTCTCTGGGAAATTTTTTGAATCTAGGTGTATTTAATAATTGAAATAATATAACTCTCGCTCCTGGGTACCTTTGTAGGTTAGGGTAGTTAACCGTTTTAATATAAGGGCGCGATTTTAGGGCGAGAACCCGCGCTATGACTGCGATCTCGACTGTTTATTATAATATATAAGAGACTGCGGTTAATTCATAACATTAAAAAGGGGGTTGTTTTACCCCCTAATTATATCATTTTTTGGTGTGTCTGTCAACTAGGCGAAGCACCCGTTGAAATTTACCTCGATTCCGTTTTCAAAATCTTTAACTGTTTTGTTCTGGTAGTCACCTACGAACCATTCCCAGTTTTTTTGAAATACTCCGAAACCTGTCGCAAACTCATAACATAGAGCGTTTAATCTGCTCTTAGTTGTGTTTGACTGCCAACCGCCATCGAATAAAACAACAGTGTTATCTGTTACTGTTGCGATGTGATTGCCATGTAAAAAGACCTGTGCACCGTTTTCATCATGTGAAACAGAAGTGTTAGAACTGCTGAAGTTGTTACCAGTTCTGATTGCTCTGTTCATTTGTGCTTCGATCTTTCTCATGTGTGTTGCTTTGTTTGTTATGTACTTATTATAACCCCCTAGCAACCCCTGTGTAGTCACCTTATGCCACTTTGTCAACTGTCACAGGGCATTTGATTTCCATATAATAACCGATTGATTTAATATAATCAAATACGGATAATTTCGGCAATTCTTTATATCTTTCCCCTCTACGGTTTCTAACATCGTCCATAAAATGTTCCATGTCGTAAATTGATACAAACTCCCCTACAAGTTCGCATTCTTCGTTGTAAATTAGATAGGTCATTTTATTCTCCATTGTTTATATTTAAGGGGTGTAAACATAATAACAATAACCTTCTGACATGAGATAATTTGCTGTCTTAGTTAACATCGGATCATCCCAACATTGATCGGTATCTAACAAGAATTGAAACAAAGAGATACCTTCATTTAGTGGGCATAATCCTTTCTCATAAAGTGTTAATAACTCAAGGTACTTTTGAGGTGCTTTGATGTTACTTAGCATTGATACTTAGAACCTTTGTTTGAAACCCTACAGTGTTAATTGTACCAGAATTATAATAATTTGTCAAGTCTATCTGAGTTTTCTGACAGATGTTGACTTTCGGTAAGTTGCGTGCTAAGAGTACATTTAGTTGACACATTTAACACACTATTGTAAACACTTAGTGATTTTTTTAAGTATTTAACAATATTCACAAATTTCTACGGAAAGTAACATTTTTCCTTCTTACAGTTAATCTATAATAGTCCCATAAGTCTACAGTCAGTTCTTTACACATAGTCCAAAATGTGTTAAACTCGTTGTTACTTACTCCCTGCGGATTACTCTTCTTCATTGTTAGTTACCTCTTCAAAGTACCTATTCTGTTTATTACTTTTAACCATATCTTTCCATTGATGACTATACACTAGTAGGTTTACTTGTTGATACTTACTACATGCACCTATCTGTAATTCTTCTCTCTTTTCCCATTCATTTAGTACTAGGGTTATATAATCTTTATCAATGAAATTAACGAACCCAAAATGTTCATTAAGTGAGTAATAATCGCCTTTTTGAAACATAATTAGATCTTTAAATAAGGGAACTGATTGTTATCGAAAAAGACTAATTCATTATGAACTAGACACTTTTCGTTTAAATGTTCATCATAGATAGCAACATTCTTTTTCAACTGATTAGGGTTGAGTTGTTGTAACTTAGTGAGCAAATCTTCATAGGTCATTGTTGCCATTACGTTAGTAGTTTGTTCACTCCAAGGGATAAGATTCCAAGACATTTGAATTAATAAGTTAATACTACTTATACATGATTGCGGACGTTATTTATCACTTTCCGCACCAAGTTCATTTAGATCCGCAATAGTGAATAATTGATAATCTTCCTCCAATTCTTTAATATCAAACTCCATCATGTAATGATCTAGATTAACACCTAATCGGGCAATTTCATTTAGATAAGATTGCATAACTTTCTTAGACTTGAAGTCATAAATGTTATGTTCTGTTGTCAAAGTTTGCTTAGTCATTGTTAATTAGTGAGTAGAGTAAGTATAAAGAAAACAGGCGATTATCTCATATAGAGATGACCACCTGCCCAGTCTGTATTGATTGGATTGTGTATATAATTTCTCTCTCTGATAATTCTCATATCAAATCTTACATGTTTAGCGGGACTTTTCCATGATGCAGGTTTATATACCTGACCAGTTTTTTTATCAACAAATGCTGTTACTGATCCGCCAGAATGTCTAGGATCAACTTGAATAATCTTGAAATACTTTTTACCAGACTTGATTTCAAACTTAAGTAATTTCTCTGTACCGTCTTCGATACCTTTTAATTGCTGTTTAGCATAGTCTGATAAGTCTGCTCTAGGGTTAAGAATATTTCTAGAGTGCATATTAATACGATACTGCTTATAATTCTCAGTCAATGCGTTTGCATATGCTTCAGTCCATTCTACAACTCTTTGCTCTAGAGTTTTTGTTTCTAATTCTTGAGTAGTTAGAGTTGTGATTGTCATAGTGAGAATAATAAAGAAAAAAGTGAAATAAGCAAGAAAGGTATCCCTAAGCACTTGTGAATGTTAGCATTCTTGCTTATGTTCTTATTATAGGGGAAGAACCAACCACATAAGGGCAATAGTGGACAGTTTATAAAGTGTCACTATGCTGCTTGACAAGATATTCTCCTGTCTGTATTCTTTCAAATACTGCTGACTGTTCATCAGTCAGTTCAAAATCCATATCTCTGAGAATATCCCAAAGTTTAATCATCTGGTAAGATTCATCAAATGACATTGGAATTGAAATGGGGAAATAAGTTTTTGACATTAATCGTACAATGGGTAACGTACTTCTTTTTCAACTGCATCCTTCATTACATCATACATTGCAAATTCGGGATCTTCCAATTTACAAGTTGATAGGATGTTGATAACCTCCTCCATGAGACCGATTATCATTTTTTCTTTTGGTGTTGTCTTCATTGGCATAAGTCCTCGAATCTTTCTCTTGCAATATACTCGCAATGCTCCTGCAATGCTTCCTCGGTTAGTGTATCAGCAATGCCTGATTTCTTCATTGCTTCATACTCTTCATCAAAAAGAGTTTCTAACATATCTGCGTGATGTAAAACTGACATTTAAGCAACCTCCCTTATGTAACCGTTTTCTGCTTTGATGAATGCATCTAACTTAGCAACATCTAGATCAGCATCATCAAATTCAATTTTAGCACATCCTGTAACACCCCACTCTTCCAACTCTTGAGTAAATTCTGCCCAGTTAGAGCAACAACATGCCATGTTTTGAAAGTTGTCAACTTGAACGATTCTGTTCATGATTGTTTGAGTTTTGTTCATAGTATCTTTGTTTGTTATGTACTTATTATAAACAATAATGAGATCAAAAGAAACCCACCTTGTGCCACTTTGTTATGTGTCATAGTCCTCCAGTTTTTTGAATAGGTTTGCATTAATGTGAATTATCTCTGCTTTGAGATCATCATTCTCAGAATAATGAAAGTTTAAGCATTCTTTGAGATATTCAACTTCTTCCTTACTAAACATTAGCACCCTCCAGTTTATCGAATGAATGATAGAATAAGAGATCCAAAATTCTCTCGCTTAATACTTCTTCTTTATCAGTCATATAAAGACGGTAGTTTTTAAATGCTGAATAGAGTAGTTCATACTCTTCTCTTGTTAAATCTCTCATTTTTTATCATTATTAAGTGGACTTGCGAAGTAATCCCTATTGGCAACAAATAAAACTAGCAATGCTGTGAAGATGCCAAAGAATCCAATTATCAATATTGGGGACTGGGGAAAATCGTAGGTTGGAATTGTCATTGTTTAATCCTCGTAGTATGGTGCAAAAAGTTGATAGTAAAAATCATCAAAGATTTGAAACTGGTAAGCGGTATCTGCTAGAGTTTCATCCTGATCCCATCCTTTACCGATTGTATTAGTGGGATGATTGTAACAGTCTAGAACTGCCTGATAAGTATCGTATTTCATTTCTTTAAAATTCCTCTAGTTGAAGTTGACAAGTAAGTAGACTTTGCTGACATTACATTGTCTACCATGTTATCGAAAGTCTGGACATCCCAGTCTTTCATTTCTGCGATGTCTAGATCATATGCTGACATCACGAGGTCAACGAGCATATCGTATTGACCAGAAGTAATCTCGATGTTGAGACCTTTAGTGGAAGTTGTTTTGTTCATGTCTTTATTATAACCACTCATGACCCCATTGCGAGGATCATTGTGCCACTTTATCATCTGGCACAAGGGTTTGGATTTCCGTTGTGATCTTTTGGTAGTCTTAAATCGTTCTCATCAGTATAGTATGAGTCTACTGCATTCTTCACTTCTTTATAAACACCTAAAATGGCATCTTTACCAAAATAGTCATGTTCGATTGTATCATGACCAGTACAAGAAGATCCCCAACTTGTTACATCGCTATCGATGCGAGCATATAATCCTCTGGTTATATGGTTAAGTAATCCTAGTTCTCTTTTAGATAATCGGATTACTACTTCTTTTGAATTGTCGTAGTTCATGAGCATTGTAAAGTGTAAAGTTTTCTCTCTTCTGTTGTTAGACAACATTCGCAAATTCGATGTGCGAAATCGTAGAACATAACAGGGGCATCATCATCCCATCCGTAAACATCGTTTGGTGTAATGTCTTCATCAAGTGGAATCTTTGTATCACATCTGTCACACTCTAGTGAAGCACATTCAGCACACATATAACCATCATCGGACGGTATTCTGTTTACATACCATCCAGATCCAAAATCTACGGATCTACCACATTCTGTGCAACATGTCATTTTTGATCTCCATAATAGTTTACTGCATCGGACACAACTAAGTGCCTATGAATGTAGAGTAACTTATCAAGTTCGATACCCTCTAAGTCAGTCCACTCACTCACATAATCGGTTTGATCTTCCATGAGAGTGCCATCCTTTAACCAAGGACATGAGCATAAGTTATGCTCTTCATCTAACCAAAATGCTCTACCAAAGTGAAGTGAATGTATCATCTGAAATTCAACTCCCTGACTGGGTTTTGAGCATCTTCGATTGCTCTAGTTTCGATGATGATGTCTCTGACTCTTTCTCTATCGAGACTATCGCCCTCGCCCCAGTTGATTGTATCAGTTGATGCACATAGATCAAGATACTTAAGGATTGCGATTGCGATCTCTCCAGTTGTTAGTCCATCGATAGGATAGAGAACATCGGGATGACTAGGTAAGTAGAATGATTCAACATACTCTAGAAATTCTTGAAAGTTGTGCATGTGTCCTTTGCTTAACTATTATTATAATAGAGGATATTCACAACGAATGGGGAAACTATGTGCCACTAATCGAACTGGCACACTACCACATTTCTTCTGGTTGTTTTGCTCTATTATCCATCATTAGTTGATATTCTTCTTCTGTTCTTACTCTGAGTCTATCTTGTGTCTCTTGTAACTGTTGTAATGTGTTCTCTATCTCTGGAAATTCGAGATCACATCCTGCTTCATTGATCTCTGAGATCTTCCACTCAAGATAGTAAATCACATCACTTAGTTGATCGTAACTAAGGGGAACATTGATTGTTTTGGTCATGCTAGTCTCCTGTCAAGTAAGTAAGAAATAAAGTTGTTGTGGTCTGCCCAGTCCTGATCGTAAAAGTCTTCGATGACTTGTTCAATTACTTCCTGTTTAGTTTGCTCACTCGCAAACTCATATCCATAGGATTGTATGACATGCTCAATATCTGCTCTCACGTCAACATACTCAAGTCTAAACTTAAGGATGTCTGGGCAAGATTCGATCCATGCCTGAAAATCTTTGTCTGCTTGATTCATTCTTTGATCTCCTCGATAATTTCATCAAAATACTCATCCCAGTACGAGTATGCTTCATCAATAAATTCTGCTTCATTTAACTCGTTGACATAGTTGTATAGATCATCAGTCACATATTGAATAAGTGACTTCATGTCCATACCATCTACCATTCTCTCAACATACAAATCTTTGAGATTGTCAAGTTGGTTGTCTGTTAGATCTCCTGTTTTAAGCATTGTCTTCTCCGATTGTAAAGTTTTTAAGGAAAATGAATTTGTAATCGCCATCTTGCGGATCTTTGCCATCTACCAACCACTCTTCACATATAGCAAGAGCATCAAGTTGTTTCTCACTCTTGATAAGATTCTTCATCTGGTCAAAGAGTGAATCTGCCATGTTGTCGATGGCATATTCTCTTTCGAGTTGTAGATCCATGTGTGTCCTGTTGAACTATACTATTATAATGCCATAAAAAACCCCCTGATGGGGGGTTTAGTGGTCACTTTGTGAACTGTCACATCACTTGCCAATACCCATAGGATCATCTGCTTGACTTTCTAGATCAGAAATGGTAGTTTCATCGTAGATCTTTTTTTGATACTCTGAAACAGACAGAAATTCATCGCTATCAATTTGATAGGATAAACCAGTATTAGCATCAAAGTAAAATCCATCCTCTGAACTATACCAGAAGTCATCCCAGTCCTTTTTTGAGTTGGTTACATCTTTAGTTGTCATCGTAGTAAACCCTAACTGAAAGTTCTGCATTGTCTGGTAGTTCTCCATACTGTTTTTCAAATGCTTCCCATAGTTGTTTTACTATTGGATTGTAAAGATCATCAGGTAGATCTACCAAGTTGTAATATTTATCAGTCATTTTAGTCTCCTATAGAAATGATGTTAGAGCGTGGGGTGCATTTGGTTGGTAGTCAATCGATCTAATACACCAACCAGTTGTATCTGAGATTTTATCAACTAAGTCATCCTCTGACTCAACTTCCCAAAGACCAAGTGCATTGTTTGTGTTGAAGTCTTTTTCTTCCTGAGATAATTGCCACTCAGGGTTTCCATCCCCAAATTCATCAAAGTCAAACTCAATGTCTGTTACTAAAAGTTTCATTTTGAATCTCCTAATGCTATTTTGTCCATTGCTTTAACTGCATCAAACAAATCATAGTGTGCATTATCCAATTCATATTCTCCTGCAAGTGCTTCAGACTTATAGATGTCTGGTAGATCTTTGACTGCATCATACAGTTCATTGAATTGATCTTTTGTCAATGTGAGTGTGACCATAGTGACCTTAAATTAGATGGGTCGAAACAAAACTCACTGATTCTCATATCTTAGTAGGATAACCCCACAAATGAGTTCGGTGGTTTGTTTCGACATTATTAATATAACATGCTGAGACCCTGCTGTGTGCCTCTGTGTGCCACTTTAAGTAGTGGCACATTAGGAAACATAGGATACTGGCGGAATGCCCTCAACAAAGATATAATCAATGACATTCTGTAGTCTCTTTGCAATGCGATCTCCATACTTGTAACCAGTAGGTACGATTGCCTGACCAAACTGTTTTTTATACAAGTTGAATGCACCAACTGGAATGAGTCCCTGCTCAACTGCTTTACGATCATCTTTGTGAATACGAATGACCCTACCAATAGTTTGTGCCATTTCAATAATAGGCAAGTTCCTCAACAAAACAGTATGAGTGAGACCAGTAACATTGATACCTTCAGACAGTATGCTGTAGTGAAAAACAACGAACCTCCTACTGTTATCGTTGCCCCACTCAGTAAGAGTATTGAAAAACTCTTCACGTCCAACTTTCTTGCCATTGATGATAGCACCAAACTTTGATGTGATATGCATAACGTCATATCCATTCTCTTTGAGATAGTGTAGAATGTCAGTCCTACCCAACATGAAACCTAGGATCTTTGAACTAGGGGCAGCAACCAAAACTTTTGCTACTTCATTACTATCGAATGAATCTAGAATGTCTTTTAGGTTGGCAGCATCTACCTCAAAGTTGTTGTGCTTATCCCTGACTCGATCAGTCTCGAAAGGCACAACTTTAGGTGGTAGAATAGCACCTGCTTCGATCAATTCCTGTGCGGGTACTGACTCTAGAGTCTGACCCCACACTTGTGAGTTGTTCATGCCACGATTCTTTGATGCACCACGTCCAAACTTAGGTGTTGCTGTGAATGCAAACCTGCGACTAGCATTGTATGTCATGCCCATCACACCTTCAAAGAATCTTTTGCCTGTTCCATTGTGTGCTTCATCGTAGTAAATGGTATCAACATTGATGTCAGCATCTACCACACGATGCAATGAGTGATAAGTTGTAAAAATGATCTTATGCTTAGTATGTGTGCTTACAAATAGTTTCACATCCTCTGCTTTTGTGCTAGAGAAATAGTGTGTCTCTCCTGAGTGAACATGCATAATATCTGCATCGAGACTGAACTCTGTAAACTCTGCACACAACTGATTTGCCAACAGAATACGAGGTGCAACTACAACTGTAGTTGAATCATATCTCTGCTTCATTTGCTCCAACAAATCAGCGATCATGATATAAGTCTTACCACCACCAGTAGGCACGATGATCTGACCCATGTTGTATTCCTGCATGCGATCAAATGCACGTTGCTGATGTGGTCTCAAGTTCATAAATCAATCTTTCAATAATATAATAATACAAGAAAAAACCCCTTGTGTCAAGGGGTTTAGTCCAGTTTGGCAACTGTCACAAGGGTGTCACTTCATGACGTTTACACTCTACGTTCAACTTAATGGATCGATCAGCAACATAATTGTCTACCCATTTAACCATACGATCATTTTGTGCAACCTTACCTTTATGTGTTGTTGGTTTAGTTGGCATTGTCCTAGTGAACTGTTCGATAGTTCCATCGTTGTATTCAATTTTGATGTTGTACGTTTGAGTTGTCGTTTGCATCAAACCTCTTGTCCTTTTTTGTTGAATGTAATGTTGAGATCAGGGATGAATAGCACACCATCATCTTTTAACAATGATAGCATACGGAAGAACCAAATGTCGTTATACTGTTGCTCGTATGGATCGAGATCAGGATAATACTTTTGAGAGAATGCGATCATGATACCACCTCTGGAATTGATACAGGAACGATATTAGTACTGACTACGTTATAATTGTCATCATACTTTGTATCAATAGCAAATGCTTCCCACTTGCCATTGTAGACATATAAGAACTCTTCTCCTGAGTTTGAGTTCTCTGCATACTCATCAAAGTTTCCATCAAGACGAGGTGCTTCACTATCTCCACCATAATATTCTGGTTGGGGATCTCTCTTTACAAACTCTTGCTTTTCATTATCATATACATTATCTGACCAACATGAACTCATGTTACCACCATCGATTAGATCAACAATATTCTTTTTTGTATTGTACTGTTCTTTGAGAGTAACACCCAACCACTCAGGATAACCATCCCAATGATGATATACTGAGAGGATTGAACCATCTGCTAGTTGAAGTCCGATTCTTGCGTTGGTTGACATGTGTTTTTCTTAACTATTAATAGTATGGCATAAAAAATGACCCCTGCCTAGGGGTCATGTGACAGTTTGTAGATTGTCCTACTCAGGAACTAGATACCTACAAATTCTTCGTGCCGATTTGTTGTGTTTTAAGTTCTCAGAATCGACTAAACAATCGAAATAGTCGTTCCATAACTCTGATTCGTATGTATCGGCATCAAAGTGGTTGTATTCTGGAGTTTGTTTGTGCGTTAAAATGTTATGCATAGGTTTTCCTCACGATAATATCATAATTATCTCATAATAATGAGAGGGTTTAGTGCATCTTGTTTTCCTCTGTGTGTAGCATATGCTGACTGGTATTATTTATGTGTCAATGTCTCAAAATTCACACAATGTACATCATAATTAATGTTCTCATTGAACAGTTCCATCACATGATAAGTTGACTCTTCTCCAACAGTAATGACCTCTGTTTTATTCCAAGGTGTGTCTTTGTCATGATAGACAATTCGGTATGCATTTGGGATCATCGATGTACAATCCAATTAGGGTCATCAGTTGGGTGTACCCACCATCCTTGATTCATATTAGGATGAAAGACATACCACCTCTCAAGGCGTTCACTCACATGAACGAAACCATCTTTCTTTAGATGGTATTGGAACATTTCACATGCTTCCCTTGATTCTTTTCTGGGTTCAAGTCTTACTCTCATGCTTCAATAGAGTGAGTTTACTGCATCATATTCAGATCCGAGTACACTAGATACCCAATCATCCTCGTTTTCTTGAACACAATCAAATGAACTGTTGTATTCAATGTTGACTCGATCCAGTTTAAATGTACTGACCGAACCCCTTGCGATCTTCGATGTTTGCTCTTCGCTCAAGATCTTGCCATTGACGTTTTTTGCGTTTGAGAGTCCTGATTTCGTCATCTGTGTATAAAAATGGGTCTTTGTTTGCCTCTTTGAGTGCCTTGTTGATGGATTTAATAATCCCAACACTCGTTGTAGGTTTGTTTACAGGAGTAATCATAACATTGAATCTTTTGGTGTGGGGGACTCTTGTGACGCTTTGTCGTTTGGCATAACGTACAAGTTCCCTGAGAATGTAATACGGGGTGTATCTACGGGGTTAGGTGCAACCATATGAGGGTAATGTGATGGGAATACAATCAGATCTCCCTTAGATGCTTTAGGGATGACTCTAGTTTGTATTGGCATTTTGAATGCATCACTTAAACCAGACTTCTTATACTTGTCATGATCGTTGTATATAAAACGAAACAACGGATCTCCGTCAGGTACATCATATAGGTAACACATGCTCAGGTTACAAAAAGGAACATCATGAGTATGATACTCTTGATGCATACCTTTATTATATAGATTTGCCCATGCCTCTTGAGGTTTGATCTCTATATCAATTTGAGGTTTAAGTTCATCGATCATCTTGTCTAGGGTTGATCGGATACATTCCAACCAATCATTCCAAGGTAGATCAAGATTACCCTGAGATTGAAATGTACTTAGACAATTACAATCCCAAGGGGAATCTACATAGATGCTTTCGTCTCTGATCTGCGGTTCAAATAATTGTTCGATCTGTTGTTGGTATTCAACAGGAACTGTCTCAATGTAATACCATTGAGGACAGAACATTTCTATAGTCATTGCTTATAAAGATCATTAAGATGAAGTTTATCTACAACAGATTGAACATAGTCCATCTGTCCATGATAAAAGTCTTCAGAGATATTCTTATCTTTGAAGTATCGTTTCTGTAAGTATGAAACGTATTTAACGAGAGACTCTTTTAACATAGTCTTCTCGTTGATGTCTAGTAATGCAGAATGATAGAGGTAACTCATCCCTTTATCCGTAATGATTTAGTGTATTCTAGTACATGATCTCGTATTTCGAGAAGTTCGTCAAGACATGTTTGGTTTCTCGCACAATTCCTTAGTGCTGAATCAGGTTTATACAATGACTCTTCAAAAAGAGTCAAACCTCTGTTGTATGCTTCTTCCTGTGGGGATAACATGTTAGTATTGTGTTGTGTAATCCATTTCGTAGGTTACTTCGGTACTGTCATCAAACTCTACTTCATCATACAAATCATCATCCCCAATCTTCGTCTTGGACGTTGGCATTGAATCTTTGTTTTCTTTTGTTTGATTTGTAGTTGCCATTTGTATCTTCAAGAAAGTTTGATTTTGAATTCCGAGTCCTTTTATCTCGGATAGATTTACCATAGGAGTAGTTGCCTCGTTCGCTTCCACCCCTTCTGAACGTCTTACCCATTGAAATTTAGATTTTAGTCTAAAGTAAACTACAGTTTATATATGAGATGTGAGATCACACCTCTGTTTCGGTTGATACGGTTCGGGACATCCCATCAGTAATGCTAAAGGGAATAAGATTCTCTGTATCAGTAATACCTTCATCAACGATGAGGTCATCAAAAACATAACCAACACCATGCAAGAAGTCTGAAGTCTTTTCCACTACATCTTGAATGAGTGTTCCTTCAAACTCCTTTGTTGTGACAGTTCCGTCTTCGTCAGTTGCGGTCAAAATAAAAGAGGGCATTGGTCTTAACCAAGTGAACCCTCGTAGTATAGCAGGTTTTTAGATGGGTGTCAACCCTTAGGATATGCCGACTTCGTACTCTTGACTCCGTTGTACCAGACACCAGTCTTGGCGGTCTCTCCTAGTTTACCATCATCAATGTCATGCCAGAGTTGATCGAGTTGCTCTTCTATTGGATTATATGCCCACCTTCTTAACGTCTCATAACTTTGAGTAGGAGTGCTTACTCTTGAGATAGTATCTGTTTCTTTATCATATGTAAAACTTGGCGGTGCATCTGCATCTGCCTTATATGATAATGCAGACTCATCAAAATTTTTCCATTCGTAATCAGAGTGTACTTCAAATGTAGCGTCATCTGCTACTAATTGATGAACTTGACCTGCTTCGATGTGTACTAATGCTTTCATGTGACTTAAGAATAATTGTAGACGATTACACAACCTGCACCACCACGACTGTTGTTGTGTGCATAACTGTTTTGAGAATAATATCCATAACCTCCACCAGAACCCCATTGTCCATGGGTGTTCTCAGCGTTAGTGCTACTGTTATGGTGGTTTGATCCTGCTTTATGCCAGAAACTACATCCAGATCCACCTTCTCTGTTAGATCCGTGGGACATTTCACCACCGCCCCCTGGCAAATTAATGTCTCCACCACTGGCGTTTCCACCATGTCCACCTTCATATGGGTTATCAGTATAACCTCCATCACCACCAGTAGCAGTACAGTATGAACCAAAGGATGAAGTTCCTCCTGATCCTCCTCTACCACCATTCCTAACATAGTCGCCACCACCACCGTAAGTATAACTTACAGTACTAACACCTGAGACGTCAATATATTTAATTGCGGTTGCTCCACCGCCTCCACCTGCACCACGATAGTTGTTATCGTTAGTTCTAGAACCTCCACCACCACCTGTAACATATACTAAAACATGGTTGCAACCCGCAGGTTTTGTCCAAGTTCCAGATCCACCAGAAGTAGAGTTACTGTTCCATGTACCATTCTGCGATGTATATACGTTTATACCTAATAATCTACCCTCCATTGCGGTGGGAACCCATGCTGATCCGTTCCACATAATAGAATGGTTCGTACTGGGTGTACCAGAAAGAAATCCAGTCAGATTAGTAGCAGGTGCAGTATTAATAGTTGACGAGTCGCCAGTAAACTGGGTAGTTCCAACACTCAAAGTACCTACATTTAACTGTGACATTTAACCTACTTCAATAATTCTTACAATCCTATTTATAGAATAAACGTCACTAGGAATGCATACCCTATTAACCATAAACACAATCCACCTAAGACCTTATAATATTTCTTGAGAGGTGTACCAAAGTATTGTTGTCCGATCATCAAACATTTATGTGCAGGGGATAGTAGATACCCTGAGTATTCAGTTGCTAAGAACCATACAAGATACTGTTGACCAAAGATCAATACAAGTGCTGATGTCATACCTGCATACTTACCTGATGATCCCATGATATATGCTGCAACCATACCTACGAGAGTTACAGGAATAATCATACTAGGATCTGCTGCTTTTAGATATGCCATGACAGGTGCTTTAATAAGACCTACCACACCACCAAGAGCAAGAACAATAGTAGCAATAATAGCAAAACGACCGTCAAGATACTTACCCCACTTCCAATCTTTACAAATGATACTGTAATAACATGCCATGCCTATGAACCAAGGAAAGAAGAATATTGCTCCTGCTTTACCTACACACAATAAGAACCAAATCGTTGCAATAAATGGTGCCCATCCTCGTAATGCCCTCTGCCAGTTGAAGTCTCGGATATTATCCATGTTAGGTACAACTGATCGGGGATCAACCTTAGTAAAGATGAACCACCATGTATATACCAAACAGATAATCAGAGGTACAAATGTATATGATAGCATTTGTCCATAAGTAATACCCAATGCTGCCATAGGCAGGATGATAGTCTTTTCTAATGGACTCCACCAATAGTAATGATGAGTTGAAAGATAATCAATGATCCCGAAGTTGGATCTCTTTTCTTTACTTGGTGGTGCGATAGCATCCAGTAGTGGTGCGGATAGTGCTACCCTGCCTGGGATTGGTAGTACACCACCCAAGATAGAGGTGATAATAATCATCACCCTGTTGTCTTTAATATATTTCTTTGCGAGTGAGTAAACATCATCTAGTACATGATACTCTCGAATAAATCCACCGAGGATCATGATACCAAAAATGTAACCCATGTAGAGTTCTTTTTGGGCGATCGATTCTAAGATCTTAGACATAATTAAAGTTGATTACCATTCTAAAGGATGCATTTGTAGTTGATGTACCTGTATGTTTCATACCATTTGGAAAGGTTACGAACCTGTTAGCAACAGATTCTACCTTAGTACCATCTTCAAATGCTGTGTATCCATCACATGTATTCATATAAAGGATACTTGTCTTTATGTATGGACGATCTTCTGCATCCAATACATCAACATGCATACCATGTTCAACGAGACGATCAGTCCCCATGACAAGATTTGCTTTGCACTTGATCATAGCACAAGGTTGTACTTTTTGCAAGACAGGGTAAAGAACTTCAATAGTCTTGTCAACAGGTGCATGCCTGTCATAAAAGAAATGTACCATCTGCATATTACGATTCACATTCTCAGGTGTGTCATCAACAATCTTAGATGATTCCCAGAGTATGTTGTAACTCATCATCATCTTATACAGATGTGTAAACTCTTCTACTGGTAGGAACTGATCTTCTACATTAATCATTAATAAAGCGACTCCTCCTGATTGCTCAGAATAACTACATCGGACTCTGGATATGCCACACAAGTGAGAACAAATCCTTCTGCGAGTTGGTCATCATCAAGGAAAGATTGCTCTTCTTGATTGACTGTACCTTCCTCGACTTTACCTGCACAAGTTGAACAAGCACCTGCTCTACACGAGTATGGTAGATCAACTCCTGCTTCTTCTGCTGCGTCTAGAATATACTGATCGCCTTCGCATTCAAAGGTATCTTTAGTGCCATCGGGGTGTTTAAAAGTAACGTTCATAGGATATCAAATGGAACATCCTATATATTACTTCTCAATCACAGCAACGTGTACACCATTCCAGAAATCGTTAGCATCCTCTGACTTTTCGGTCAGAATAGTTCTCTCCCACAGCACATTCTTATCTTTTAGAAACTCCTTTGCTCTTTCCATTACTTTGTCAAAGTTTGCATCATCAATAACCAGAATGTAATCCTTATCAGCATGCTTATGAAGATGTTCCAAGTTTGGAATCATATCCTCGTTGACATCAGCATCATAGAATATCACACGAGGGGGATACTGAGGATTAAATTCAACTGCTTGAATAGGTTTAACAGAGAAACCAATAGAACAATCAGTATTCATCCATTTCTCTGCGTTCTTAATGAACTCATCAACTGGATTTGTGACGTTCTCGTAATCTTTATGCAAGTCTTTACGTTTAGGTTTGATAATTTCATCTTGGAAATCATCAATAGCATATGCCTTGACTGCACTATTCTGATATAGAGCAGCGAATACTGTACTACCCATGTATGCACCTGCATCAACATATACTGTCCCACGCTCATTGCATAGGTTGTTGAGTAAGTGTCTGATTTTATTAGATGACAATCCAAGCACATCATAACCCTCAGGGTTAAAATTAGAGTTGTTATCTACAGCACCATCAATGGCACGAATGGCACGATCTACCAGAGGATTCATTTTTCGTTGTTGCTTCTTCAATCGAGAGTCTAGCACAGATTCGCAATAGTTGCAATCCCAACAGTCAAATTGACATGTTTTAATCTTCTCTCGCCAGATATTTATGGGTGCATCAGGCATCTTGATGTCATCCATGTACTCTTCAAAGTGAGGAAACATCAACGTAGTTGGTTCTTGCCATCTTTCAATAAGATCCATGGACTCTTTTAGTCTCATGCCATCTTCTCTACCATGTAACTTGAATACATCAATACCAAGATCTAAGAACTCTTGCCAGTCCTCCTTCCAAGGGGGTAAGTTTGCTGCTTTAAGTTCATGTGCAGGGTCATAAGCATCCCATCGCTGACATGATACACGACTGATAGTGCTATTGAAGTATTGAGGTTCACTTCCCTGTCTTGTACTATTATATTGATAATGCTCTGGCATGATAGGACATCCACCCCAACAATGCTCATTCACAAGCAATGATAGTTTGACTGGATTACCTTTCTCTTCACAATATTTCTTGGCATCAACAATTCTTTTTAGCAGATTTCTATCTCTCATCACATCCCTATCAAGGTTAATGTAATGGAAACCTGCACTTGCAAGGGTGACTATCTCGTTAGGTTTTGTCACCTCTCGTAAGATAGTATTCTTAATTTCTAGTTCTGGAAAATGTTTTTGGATCTGTCCAGTCATGATCCATGATGTATGAGGTATAGTTGCACACCTCACACCATTATCATATAGAAACTTAAAGTTCTTGATGAACTCATCTAGGTTCTTTTGATCGGGTCTTACCCAAATGTTATTGAATGTAGCAGACAGGGGAATACCTGTCTTATCTGAAATGTATAAAGCATTCTTTGCAGCACCTTGTGCATCGCTATTGGTGCGAAAAACATCCCCCATCGCATCCTGCATGAATGGGGGCATTCTTGTAGTAAAGTATAGGTCGTATATTACCGTTCCATTTCTCAGCAGGAATGGAATGAACTCCTCGTCAATAAACTCAGGACTTACCTTCGGATTGATTGGCAGACTGAATACGCCTATCTTCGAGGTTGTTGTGTGCATAATCTGAGAGAACTCCTGCTGTATCAAATAGTTGCGGTGGTTTGCCTTCCATCATTTTATCGACCCTTGCTTCTGCTGCTTCTTTAATGCCACCAACAGATCTATTGACAGCAGTAGAGTATGTCATCGCAAGATCACATACAGCACCTTGATCTTCTGGTGCCATTTGCAACATAGATTCCAAGTTACCTGCTTGGATTCTACCAGTAGTTAGCAAGTCAATAGCAGACTGTTTACCCATACGAGCAATCCAATACTTATGCTCTTCAACTTCTTCTAGTTGTTTGTCCTCTAGAATTTTGACAATTTCACTTGCATCGTCAGTTCCTGCTTTCTCTTTAATAATATTAAAGAAACCATTGAGTTCCTCTTTACATTGCCTGAGTTTGTTTAACCAAATCTGCCTATCAAGATACAGCAATTCTAGTTCGTATTGCTTATCCTGCTTGTAAAAAGGATTCTCTTCCTTTTCCATTTCATGCTTAACTCTAGCAATATCATTTAGACACCGCTTGAATTGAATTGTACTTTTTGATAGAGAATTCGTTCTACCTTGAATCTCCATCATTGCCTGTCGGATCTGCCTGTAGGGTGTGACCTGACTATTAACAACGTAATACTTGTTTTGAAATTCTGTTTGTCCGAAGTGTTGTTGCTCTGACCATGCCATCAGAGATTCATCGAACTTATCAATTTCTTCCCACTTATCAATACCTTCGAGTTCCTTAATTACATCAGAAACTCTGTAATCGGTATCAGAACTGGATTCCTTTTGAGTAGTCGAAAGGTTGTTTTCTTTCGATGTTTCCTGTTTCTTCATTGGTTGTGCATCTTCCATATTCAAGACATTGTGCATTTGACATTGCACTATTGAAGTAATCTTCAAGTACAACGTTCAGTTCACGAACACTAGAACACCCATTAATAATCTGGATCATCTTTTGTTCTGCGACTGCTAAGTCATAGAGTCCTGTTTTAAACTCTGATTGCTTGTCAACTATTTTAGTCGCAAACTGTAGAGTTGTCAAGTCTCTGACCTCTGCTAACTTATGTATAAGTTTTGTCTCGAACTCATTATCAGCAAGGTATGCGGTTGCTTCACAAATCTGATCTGACCATGTTGCTTCCTCAAGTGTAGAGAATTTAGTCTTAAGAACATTATGTCTATGCTCAAACTCTTCTTGCACTGCCAGTACCATGACATCCTTCATGAAAGGAATGACATAGTTTGAGTACATTGTATCATCTATAGTCTCTTTTTCTTTATTTGTAGTTCCCTCTTCGTTTTGTCCGTAAGTAGATCTTTGATGTCTAATCTCTCCCCAGTACTTGTCTCCAAAGATACCATCTTTACTGGTATATCTGAGATATGTAATGTGCTGAGGGATATACTTAAAGTATTCATCTGCAAGATGATATGATTCCAGTCCTAGGTAAGTACCAATACGGACTCCCCACTCTCCCACCTTAGGATATTTCTCGACATCTAAAACGATGACGTCATTTGAAGTTGTGCTTGTCATTAGTAGTTAGGAATGTTTGTACCGTAATCGTAGTTGCCCTGTCCTGATACAGAACTAGAGGACGAACAGTGTGCTGATGACATGCCACCATGTCCTGATGGTGGTGAACTACCACCTAAGTTGTTGTAACTATCACTATTATAGTTCACTTTGAATGTGTTATTGTTCTGAGAACCATTATAGTTACCTAAACAATATCCTTTTCTCATACCCATTTCAAAGTTTTCTTCACCCATGTTACCGAAGTTAAGACCTCTAACTTGAATACCAGTAATGTCGTTACACTTCTGGTTACCATTCTGGTTGTTATTACCTGTACCAACGTACATATGTCCTAACATACTAGGAAGAATCTTCTTCCAACCATCACCACCTGGCCCATGTTCCCATGATACCCATGATTCTGTCTTGAAGAACTGACCTCTTCTAGTTCCTGATCTCTTGACCCAACCATAGAGTCTACCATGTCCACCCCATGTAGGGTCATCGCCACCATCATCATAGTTTGGTGGGAAACCTGAGGTTCTCATAGTTTCAGTCTTAAGATTCATAGCGTCAACTCTTGAGTTACCACCACCATATAGGTAAGACATACCTCCTGCGTGTTCATGATCTTGGTGAGATCCCATTGAACCTCTGTTCACCGTCATGTTCCACTGCGACTGGTGTGTTAAACCAGATTCAGTTGACATTGACATCGCATTGGTATAGTTTGAAGAACCTCTATAAGTGTTCTCCATAGAGTGAAAGAAGTGCTTAGTATCAGTCCATGATCCTGCCATGTAAGCACCTGATCTATCTAAGATATCTCCTAAGTTCGATGATGTATCTGTAGAGTGTACCGTTCTGTTTACGTTTCTCCAAGGCGAACCATTTTGGTATCCTCCTCCAACATATCCGTGTGTCCAAATTCTTGCTGTTGACCATCCATTATCGTTTTCTCCATCGAATGACCAATATGCGTTAGTTCCGTCTGATCTTAATAATGCTCCGTTCGTGTAATTTAAACTATATCTATCGTTAGACTGGTCTGGTAATGAACTTCCTGCTCCTGCAATCGGACCCCATTGTACCTGTCCTGCGTCTTGATCGTATGAGTAACCTTCAAAGGTTCTATCTGTACTGTTATATCTGAATAATCCTTCTACTGCTGCCCCTGGTCTTTGTGCGGTAGTACCTACAGGTACTTTCATACCGTCTGTACCTGCAATATCTAACGTATAACTAGGTGATGCATCATTAACACCGAGTCTATTATTAGTAGAGTCAACATACAGAGTGCCAGAGTCAAAGTTAAAGTTTCCACCCGCCTCCAGTTGGAATTCAGCAGTTCCACCACCACCTGTTAGTGATACAATTTTATCAACGTTTAACTGAGACATGTGTAGTTTTTACTCCTTCGTATTATTTATGCAGGTCGAACAAGCACACAACCTCTTTTAAGGTATGTATCCTCGTTTCCACTGTCTTGGTCTGAGTGAATAACAACATGCATATCATCTGTGTATGATGTGCCGAGATCAACGGTGAACCATGCATCACCATTAAACACGTTTGGTCCAGTACCACCAGAATTATCTCCTGGCTGAACTGTAAAGTTTCTCACAAATTCTGAGGTGTAACTAGATCCAGATCTAGAGAAGCATGTGTATCTATTACCCATGAAACCACCTGGGTTGTTACCACCTGCAACGTGAGTTGGTTGCATTCCTGCTACTGATGGGCATGAGTTACCATCATTATTAGAAATAGCAGTATAGTAAGTAAAGATGTGTTGTCCATCCCCTGCACCTGAGTTGTCACGCATGATCGTTAGACCATCACCAACACCAGATGAAATATTTAGGAAGTTACGACCATTGACACCATCATTAGAATAATAGTTATAGAGATTAAATCTCATCTTTACATAACGATATGATACACCTCTATTACTAAAGGTTGCATATCGATAATCAGATCCACCTACGTTTCTGTAGTAACCGTATGTGCTATTGTTTGTAAAGTTACCTGCAGGAGTTGTATCTCCTGTGTCATTCAAGTTATTACCTGATAATGATGATGCGTTACTGAAGAATGCAGCACCACCGCCACCCCAGTTACCAATCAAAAGATAATATGGATGACTGTTTACAGGCACAAAGTATCTACGAACTGTACCATCTAGGTTTAGATAGTAGTTACCGTCAGCAGCAACACCTGCATCCATAAGTTCTTGAACACTAGATGCTGCTGTAGCAGCAGTTCCACCATTATTACCACCAGATGATGCCCTTACAATTTGTAACCATGAACTACCATTATAAACTTCTACTTGCAATTCTTCTGTATTAAACCTAATCATTCCTGTTGATGGGGATGATGGTCTTTGTGCTGTAGTTCCTGCAGGTAAACTAAATTGATTAAGTGCAGTCATATTACATGTACCCGCAACAAGCAACGACTCTCCATCATCGAAGTTGATCTCGAAGTTATTCATCGAGGATGCGTGTAGTTCGTTAACGTTTAGAGTACTCATGTTTTATGCGTAGAAGAATAACCAGTACATATGATTTTGGGATCCAGGGTTATTTATCCCCCAACTACCAGACCAGTTAGGTTCTGGGAAGTTTTGGTTTGAATAGTTGTTACCTGTCTGTCCTACCCATGCATGGTGTTCAACGTTACAACCGTTAGATGCACAACCTAAAGCATTAATCATACTGAAAGTATAGTTTTCGCAGTTTGCGGGTGAAACATGCCAAGTATTGTTTGGATTAAGTTCACCTGCACTACTACCTCTATATCTATTGTCTGATGCCTGTGCAGATCCTTTCAAGAACTGCATTCCTGAGAGTTGTGTACCACCAATGTTACTATGGTTGTTTAGAGAGATGTAACTATTGAACATATTATACATGTTTCCACCTCTGGAAGTGAAAACACCATTGATGTATGCAACTTCAGTAGATGTATCGTAAGGTGTACCTGCTGTAGCAAACCCTTGCATAATCAATACATCATTTGCTGACCATCCTCTATAATGATTTGACTTGAAGTCAGTTCCCATTGCATTTCTTGCAGTACCAGTAGTTGATGTAGTTGTCCAGTTACCATACCAAGAGTCTGAACCACCTGTGTAACTACCATGTGAGGTATTGTCTGTAATAGATGCAACCATGACCCAATACTTACCATTACCATCCTTATATGCGTATACTTCTTCTGTATTAGTTCCGTCAAACTTGATATACCAATATCCAGATCCAGGGTCATTACTTGATAAGTTTGCCATTGATGTGAATGGTGCATTAGATGTACCATTCTCTCCTTGATATTGTACCCAAGTGCTACCACTCCATACTTCTACCGCCTGATCACTTGTATTCCACCGTATATACCCTGGGTTTGGACTACTTGGTCTTTGCCCAGTTGTACCTGTAGGTAGACGCAAAGCACCAGTTCCATCGTGATAAACATTACCGTTTATCTGCAATGTATGCCCTGCAGGAATTGATGTTTGATTTAGTGTTGCGGGTATGCCACCGATGCTACCAACAGTTAGTCTGCTCATTCTATTAAGCGTTTACTTCTATTTATTGACCTGGGGTTGGATACTCCTCCACCCATGCAGTAACAATGTACTTATCTTTATTTAGGGGCGGATTACCTCGGTGTGTCCATGCCCAGTCACAAGGGAAGATAACAAACTTACCTGCCTTTGGTTTTACTCTGAAATGTTGATATAAAAATTCTGTTTCACCACCTTCAAATCCATCATTTAGATAGATCATGGTTGCTAACTTACGATATGGTGCAGAGGGTGTTGATTCATAGTGCCATGCATGATAACCCTGCCCAGGTTCTGTCTTTTGGAGTTTCGCCATGGTATGTTGAAACCTACGTCCAACCAGAATATCATACTTCAATACATACTCTCTTAATGCTTGTTCAGTAAGATAATTCCAACGTTGGAAGATTGATCTTGACAAATTATCATGAAAGTATTCTACTGGTAACTCATGCATAAAGATTTGAGAATCAGCAGCACCTTTCTCTGCGTGTCTCTTGATTGTCAAACCATTATCTGATATGAACTTATAGTAATCCAGTATTGGTTGACAATCTAGATTAGTTTCAAACTCACTAATGAAATTATCGTTGTGTGTTACATTAGTGATTACTGGTTCGCCTCCATACTGAGAAGCGAAAGGACTCATTACCATTTATTAATCGGGCAGTGGAATACAGGAAAGCGTGCTTTAACTGCAAGCACACAATTACATTTAGTACAGATCCCAATAGGGGATTTATACTGACAGTCATTGCATATTCTAATCCGATTTTGATATAATGTCAAGTCAGGTACATCACCATTCTCGACAATCAGTTTAGCTTGACCAGACACCGTTATTGAATACTTCTAATTTATTGGATCCCGTATTGAATCTTAACTGCCCGTTTACATATCCTCTGTTGGGTGCTCTATCAATCACTATATCATCAAACTGTTGAGTTGTGCCATATGGTAATGGTAATGCACTTTGTGATCCTGTAATTCTTAATTCTGCTCCACCTTTAAATGCAAAATCACTGTCTTGATCTAAAGTAACAGTGAATCCAGGTGTTAGTCCTTGTAATTGTGCAACTCTTACCTTCATCGTACACTCCAAGCACCACCAGACTCCACAGTGACTGTGAAACCAGAGTTAATTGTGATAGGTCCTGCACTCATTCCGTTAGCAAATTCTGCTCCTGCACTTGGTCCGACTGAAATATTTTCTGCAATAGTGTTTGCGTTAGTTCTAATGATACTATCCGTTCCTAAACTTGGTCCACCACCTGCAACTGGTGCCCATCCTGCACTACCTGTACCATCATCTGCTTTGTAGATTTCTGCGGAGTCAAGATCACTATTGAATCTTAGTGTACCAACTGAAATACCAGTAGGTCTTTGTGCCTGAGTACCTGAGGGTAACCTAAACACTGAGTTAGTGTTCAAGAAACTTAAGGTTGTTATGATTGCTTGTGTACTAGTGGCAATCTGATTACCACTTACTCTTGAAATTGCCATGAGATTAGATAGGTAGTTCTAAGATGTGAACAGTGTCTGATGCGAGTGGAGCATCACCAGATGAGAATACAACGTTAGCACCGTTTGCATCAACTGTATAATTGGTTCCTGCAATCTGTGCTACACCATTAAGGAATACTAAGAGTGAATCATCAGAGTGTTTGATACCTCCACTATATGTAGTTACAGCAAACGTTAGAGTAGTACCGTCTCCTGTATATGTTTTAGTGATATACTTGTCAGCACCAACACCACCTCGTCCAGTAACAACTAAGTCACCATCAACTTTTGCGTTACCGAGGATGCCCACTCGGAATCCAGATACCGCAGCAGTACCAATACCAATATGTTCAGTGTTATTAAAAGTATCAATATTGATCTCACCAGTATTTGTGAGACCAAACTCTGACCACACTCCATTGTAATAAATCCAACCAAGAGATTTCCCAGGTGTCCAGTTAATATTATAAACAAGGTCACCATCAGAAGGTGTATCGTAGTTGGTGATATTACTAAAATCTGGTTGTCCATTCGCTAATGAAGGTGCTAGTAAGGTTTGCTTAATAACTGTGCCATCTGCGTTGTAGTAAGAAATCTTTCTTGCTTGAATATTATTAGTAAAGGTTGATAGTCCTTGGAATGTAACAGGACCTGCGAAGATAGATTCTAACTGGTTAGATGCACCACCAAGTACGGTGAGTTTGTCGGTAAGAACCAACTCAGAGAATGTCTGAATTGTAGTGTTCTCTTCACCAACAACGTTCAACTGAGCGATGTCTTCGTTTGTAATCTGACCTGTAACAGGGTTGATAACTTGGTTACCAATGAATAGGTCACCATTAGAGTTAAGACCTGAGTAGAATGAAACTCCTCCTTCTTCTTTAATAGACTGAGAGAATCGGATCTGCTCTTGAGTTAGAGTCTCTACCTGTGTTTGAGGGAACGCTGTACTATAGTTTCCAGGTCCGAAACCAAGGTACTCAAAGGTGTGATTACCTGATCTGAGGATGGAGTGACGTCTGAATTCGACATTGATCGGAGCAACAGTTCCATCGTTGTTTTCTCTGATCTTGATCTTCCTGACCTCTTCATCGCCAGCTCGTGCAGTAAGTTGCACGTTAGAGAGTTTTGCGTTATTGGAATCATAGTTAGGTGTAGTACCAGGTTGAGTCCAACCTGTATCAGTTAAGAGGAACTCGATTGCTTCCTTAGTAATTGATCTCTTAGGATCCTTTGCAGGAGTTGGGTTTGCACCATCAGTAGCATTAACAAGACCAATGGTAACATTATCAGCAACTGAGACTGCAGCGAGAGGGTCTGCAAGGGGGTTGTCTCTGTCAAACGTAGGATAGACCTCATTAACGTTTTGAGAGAACTTCCTGTCGTCAAAGTTGGAAGTTGTAGGTGAAATAGAACCGCATAACAATGTCATGTAATAGATACCGTCATTCACACCTCTTTCAAATGGTTGTACGATTTCAATATCGTAGATGTAGAAACATCTTTGAAGATTATAAGTCGTAGTATCACTATTCAATGGTTGCATAACATAACCAGAGAGGGGATCTCTAGGTAGAGGATTAGACTTATCCTTATCAATGACGTATCTTACACGATAGGTTCTATCCTGCAAGTCACGAGGGTCAGGGATTCTCTTAAGGAATGTGCTTGGAGTAAAGTTTACGTTATTATATTGTGTGTTTGTAGATATTGTTTGATAGATGTCAGAGTTTGAACTTACAGATAGATACCAACCACCAACTTGTCCTGCTACTCCACCAATGGTGTAAGTTGCACTATCATATTGAATTGGAGATCCTGGGACACCTGCTGCCAGACCAGATACACTAGGTCCATAAGGTGAAATGCTTGCTGATTGAACAGTAGCAGTTGAAGCACCAGTTGCAACTAAGAGACAGTTGATCTTGTCGGCAACTGCACTAGCACCTGTGCCATCTTGACGTGCACCAACGGTGAAACCCTGCACTCTAGTTGTAGGAGGTGACGCTTCAGTCGTGTATCCATACAGATAGAGTCTAGTTCCAGGGGTACCACCTTGACCTGCAAGCGATGCATTAACGACCTTAGTCCTTTGAATATCGATGTTAACCCAGTTAACAGAAGTTTCTTCGCCAAAGATTATATTTCCTGAGGAGATGTTTCCAGTAAGAGTGCCACTAAGTGTAATAGCACCAGTGTTAGTATTAACCGTTCCAACAGTTGTACCTGCAGGAATATTAGGTCCTGATACAGACATGCCTTGGATAATACCAAGAGCATCACCAACTTTTGCTGTAGTTAAGGTAATGGTATTAGTACCAGTAGAACCATTAGCAAGAGTAGAGATAACGTTGAGTGCCTTAGGTGGAATGATGTGAGTCAGTGCACCTGCTTTATCTTTCGAGAATGCTTTTGCTTTGAAACCTGCTGATCTAAGAGCAGTGTTACCAAAGTTGGAGTTAGAGTTGGTGATTGACATGTCACCACCGCTGAGTGCAGTGAAGTGACCTTGATATCCCACAGCGAACACTGACACCGCTTGGATGAATGAATCATTACTACACTTAATGTGTTCGTGACCCCATCCTTTTCTATATTCTGCGAAACCATCTAAGTGTGCACCGTCTCCTGCAGTTGCAACATCATAGTTTCCAGTTGATTGATTATATCTTACGAACGCTCTATCATCTTTTTGAAGACTCAAACCAGTGAACTGTGCCACAACCATTGATTTGAAACCAGTTGCTTTAGCACCGTTTGCATGCATACCATTCATGCCCCACACACTTCTCAGTGACAGGTTGAATGCATAAGGTGATGCTGAGTCAACAGTATCGATTTCAGTCTTAACAGCAATGTTTGAACCTACAGCGTTTCCTGTTGGTTCTCCTTGCATTTGGTAAGTAAAGACGTTACCACTTGCGGATGTGACCGTGAAACTTCCGTTATAAAGTCCTGCATCAACTTCGGATTGCGGTCCAGTTGATCCTGTAACACCACTAACGTTGATGTTAACACCAACAGAAAATCCGTGGTCCCTGGGATTATCAAACTCGTCAACAGTGACAGCCGTTGCTGTCTGTCCATTTCTTGTGATCTGTAAGACTCTGTATTCATCTGAAATTGGTCCAACGATTCTATTTTCCTCGACCCTTGGTTGAATCTGGTCAGCAGCAGGATCGCCAGAAGTATCGGGAATCGTTGCGAATGCTTTCGATACCTTCTGATAATAAATCTCTAGGTCAGTTCTTTCAAGAATGTTAGGAACAGCAGAGTAATCTGTGTTTGGAACTGTACCGTCAGTAATAAGTTTGGAGAGAGGGTTAAGACCATCAGCAAACTCAAAACAAGTTAATCTATGGTGTGAGAACTTAGGTGCAAGTGTCTCTACACTATCAGGTTTGTAATATACACCCTCCTCAGCACCATCAAAGAAGGAGAACTGCCAGAAATATGTACCACCAGTTACTTTGAAGATTGCAGTTCTAGGAGGAACTTGGTCTTCTGTGTTGATACCCTTCGCAGCATAAGTCGTAGGATAAGGAACATACTTGGGGATGATCTTAGTTCTTCTAAGGTCAGTACCAACCAAAGAACAACCTCTAGGTACGATGATACCACCTTCAACAGAATTATACTTGTATAATACGTTGTTAGGTGAGGTTAAGTCTAGGTTAGAGTTTGCGTCAATCGGAGCAACGTTTGTATATAAAACTTCACCTGGTCTGTTGTCAACAATATATTCGGCAGGATAGAGCATGATACTGAAAGCATCAAACTCGTCATTACTTAAACCAACTCTATATGAAAATCTTGCCACTTCAAGAAATGCCCTTTGAATCGATTTAAAGGGACGCAATGCAGAGTTACCTCTGTTATCAATAGCATCCGATGCATCGAAGTCATCAGGGTTGACATATATGATACGTCCAGTTCTGGACGTAATAATATTCTTCAGTCTAGTTAGGGACATTTCCTATCTGCTTTTTTAGTATTTATTGGGGTTTAACTTCCACCGCCAGAACCAGAAGTTCCTGCAGTTTGAGCATAGGTACGAGTAGTGAATCCAGTAGAACTGTCTTCAAAACCAACTAATGTAAATGAACAATCTGCGTCATTGTTCTCAACGACCAGTCTTTGCCCTGGTCCAATAACAAGAGACTTGATCTCTTCTGTAGTATTTGCAGTGATAGCATTGTCCTTGCGGATGTAATGCTTCGTTTCAACTGTTGCACCAGAAGAAGTAACAGAAGAAACTGTTACAGTAGAACGAGTGCCAGTTGTTAACTTAGGATTATCTAAGAATGTATCCGAACCAGAGATGTTCGCAGAACCTTCACCAAGAACAACATATAGAGCAGTTCCTGTGTAGTCACGAACAAATCCAAAAGGACCTGCAGTTTGACTAGTAATAGTGTAACTTACACCGTTATAATCAAATGTATCTGAGTTGTCTACCCAGGTCCCAGAAACATTGTATACGAAAACAGAGTCATAACTATATGAATTTGATGTATTGATAATTCTGTCTGTTCCCCCGTAATTTGAGTTTGCAGCAGTTCCAGTTGTTCCTTCATAATAGTAAAGTGATGCAGGGAGTGATGAGTTAGCAGTAAGATCATACTGAATGTATGCACCACTGGAACCTGCAGTTCCGTTTGTAGTCTTACCAGTCGTATACTCCGTACCGTCATCAGAGTTACCTGCAGTTCCGTCAGGACCCCACTCACCATTCACAGTTTCAGAGAGTTTGAATACCAAACTACTCATACTTGAGTCTGATACATCAAAACGATATGTTCTGTCTCCCAATACTTCAAATGAGGTTCCAAGATAAAGATTCTCAGTACCACCAGAGGTAGTAAATGTAAATTCATTGGCAGCAGTACCAACACCACCAGATGAGATAGTGGCAGTTGCACCACCAGATGCTGTGATAGAGTCACCATCAGTAAACTCAGATCCAGAACCATTTAAGGTAGAAGGACCAATGTAAAGAGTTGAACCACCAGAACCAGATGCAACAGCAAAAATAGTTGCAACAGATGTGTTACCACCTGATCCCTTTGAAATAGTATTGCCGACTGCGAAAGTACCAGTTACAGATTCAACTGCAACAGATCTGATTGCCTTACTCTTTACTACAATAGAAGTGAAGGGTGGAATATAAAATGATTCAAACACTGCTGTCTTTTCTCCATCAGCAGATGTTAGTAATTGATTAACGTTAAGACCTTGATCAGCACCAACTGCTGTACCTAAGTTAAACCTGTAACCAGTGAACACGTCACCAGTGTGTAATTTGTAAGTTGAAGCGTCTAAGACGACATGTTGATCGTAGTCTTTTACAGCAACGTCAAAAGAGGTGTTTGATCCACCTTGTGCAGTCACAGACAAAACCGTACTTGCAGATGCATCGATAGGTGCCTTGTAGAGCACCGTATTGGTAGTCGCACCTGGTTTTGCTGATGCAAGTAGTCCTTGTTTAGCCATTGTTTATTAGAATCCTGAGTAGAAGAATTGTTGTTGTCTTGTTTGACCAGTGAGGTTGTTTGCTCCAATACCTGCACCGAATGTAACGTCATCAACAGTTACGTTTTCAGTAGATAGGAGTGTGGCATCAGCGTCAGGGAACTTAATGGTTCTAGGACCTGTAATACCTTCAGCAGACAGTGTAATTTGTCCCTGAGTGTTTCCAGTTGATTTAACTACTGGACTGTTTAAACTCTTATTAAAGAGTTCTGCTGCAGACTTCTCAGTGATCAGCATGTTATATGTGTCTGCACCTCTATTTAGATTATCTGTAGCAGGGAATCTAAAGACTTCGCTTGTTGATGTGTTTACGTTAGCAAGATTGAATGAAACCTTTTTAGTCGCATCAGTATTGTCTGAAAAGATTGCATTCTCATAACTCTTGTTAGAGAGTGTTTGAGTTGTCGTTGTACCAACAAACGTTAATGATAAATCAGGAACTGTAAGAGTCCTGTTAGCAGTCAAGGCAGAGGTGTTAAAAATCGCATAGTTGGTCGCAGTTTCTGCGTTTGCTGCCAACCTAAGATCAACAATAGTCTTATTAAGCGTAATTTGTTCTGCTTTTGTATCAAGTAAAGTAGATGAAGTTGCAGTAGGTTCTGCAGTAGTTGTTACTGTACCTGCGTCAGGTAGGAAGTAAGAACGTCTTGCACCTGATGTAGTTGGCCAATTAATTTGGAAGATTGCTTCCTCTGTGCCATCTACGATAACAAAGTTATCCTCATCAATAAGAATAGTTTTATTTGTCAGTGTCTGCTGAGTATCAGCACCAACAACAGTAGTTCCATTACCAGAGGTAATAGCGGGAAGGGTGAAGATACGAGTATTAGTACCAGTACCAATATTAGAAACTTCAAATCTCGCTTTAGGACCTTGAGCATCTTCTAAGATAAATGTCTGGTCAGAGATTAAGAAGTTACCCGTAACCTTTACAGCACCCGTACCTTTCGGTGCGAGAACAATATCGGTGTTGTTTGCAACGTCATCAACTGCAGTAATGTACAGAGATGTGCTGCTGTTACCATTATCAATACGAGTACAGTAGAAACCACCATCACCAAAGGCAATACCGATTTGATCGTATGCATTTTGATACAATCCACTGTCTCGGTCCAAATCAAACGACAGACCTGGGGCAGTTTTAGTACCCTGTGCCAGTCCTTTGAACAACTGATTAATTTTTGCCTTTCTGTTTGGAATCAAAGGGTCCGACACCACCACAGGAAGAATCGCTTCTCCTGACAGGTTTGCGTCAGATATTGTCTCCAGTTGTGAAATCTTTCTGGTTCCCACGAATAATCACACTATTTCTTACAGTTTTATTTATACAGGTTATTCAACTTCGGGTTCGATCTGGACTTCAACTGCGTTCTCTTCGTTATACTCTCTTTGTTCTTCTTCGATTGTTTTATATGCCCATTCGTCAGTATGTCCGACTGACCACCACTTAGGTAGTGTCTCAACAGCATAGTTTTGTGTACACACTTTAAAGTCAGGTGTCTTTAGATGATCATTATCAACTAGACTATTATCAAAGAACTGACACCTATTATTAGGTTGTGCTGCAAATTGTCCGTTATCTAGTGCAATAACATTGAATGTCTTATGCTCAGGGTCATGCTCTGAGAAGTTTGTATCTAATACGGAGAAGTCAGGATGTGCAGTATCAATAGTAAATTCATATTCACCTGGGTGCATCTTTCTATCTTTACCAAAGAACTGACACCTACCTAACAGAGGTTTCTCAACTACGGTAATATTGTAGTCAAAGCAATCCCATAGTTCTAATACATCTAATGGTAACTGATTATCCCAATCAATATCTGGATTCCATACAAAGGCACTGAGTGGTAACTTATCGAAGAGTGCACCGTAGTCAGTCAGTAAGGTCTCAAAGTATAATGCTTTTGCTTGAATACTCCTTACAGAGATCCAAATTCCTGGGGTTAGTTCCCCATGTCCTTTTTCAAGATCGTATAAGTATTCTTTCTTTACCCATACTTTTCTGGGAGGTAAAGGATGAACTAAGTATGCCATTAAGAGAAATAAGATTCAGTTATAATCCCCTCTTCAAATGATACCATACACCGAGGGGTAGGTGCATAGTGAACTCCCCATTTTGCAGGGTAGAGTTCAAGTTGTTTGGTTATACAAAATGGCGTAACTTTGCCATGATTTGTACTTTTTGCGACTTTGATGCATTCAGCATCTTCAAAAGCATAAGTTCCAGAATAGTCAATACTCCAGAGTTTACCTTTAGGATCAATATAATATTGACTCATGAATCCGTCAAGATCCTGAGTTCTAAGTTCGCGGTTCCACATTCCTGGACCCAGATCGAACTGAGAGTATATTATATCATAAATTCCCATTCATAGTCTCTCATTTAACTTATATAGGAGTGGGGGGACTTGAACCCCCACGACACAAGGTCAACAGATTTTAAGTCTGGTGCGTCTACCGATTCCGCCACACTCCCAATTTAGTCTTTAATGCTTTGAGTCGTTTTTTGGCAGCACGAAGTGCCTGAGGTTTAAGATGCCTCTTCTGATCCTTCTTTGAATGTTTTTGCCAGTTCGGTAGGTACATCTTGGGGATGAAATTGACAGTATTCGTTAAAGGTGATTTTCATCTCCTTAGTAGTCAGGTTACAATGTTCTGCTGCTTTTGGCAAGTTCCATCTAGCATGGAATAGCATTTCCATTGATTTTCTAGTCTCTGGTCTCATATTCTGGTTTTAACTGATGATAAACAAGAACAAATGCTTCACAACGAGGACAAGTTAGATTAGTTTCTATCTCGTACTC